GGTGGTGAAGGCCACTTCGGTCGGGAAGAAGTTGCGGAGCCAGAAGTTCTGCGGGGCAGAGGCTTTCGGGTCCTGCATGACACGGAGAAGGGTCTCCGTGCTGTACGATTCAAACATGGGATTTCTCCGGTTCGAGATAGTCCACAAAATGTGGACTATCGGATTAAGACAAGAGGCGGCTAAGAGCCGGGGCTTACGCCCCGGCGCTCAGGGACGCCGTCGCAGGAGCACGAAGGACCATGTGCGGGCACTTCAGGCGGAGCGCTTCTTGGAGCGCAGCGACGGAGGCGAAGCCGCCCGTCGACTGGTCGTAGTTGAGCGCGGCCGGGTTGAAGTGGCCGTCCACAGCATACGGGACCTTCTGGTCGCCGTTCACGTCCGGCGCTTCCGCCAGGGTGATGCCGACAGGGTCTTCCGAGCCGTCCGAGACGGACGGATCGCAGAGGGTCAGCTTGCCGGACACGGTGATCTTACCGACCACCGAGTACGCCGGAAGATCAGCGCCTTGATCGGCGAGCGTTTCCGTGTGGACCACAGTCGGGCCGGGACCAGTGTAGATGACGCCCGGCGGGGTGTACGCGTCATGCGAACCAGCCGCGAGGCCCGGTTCGTGACGGGGGATATTGACATCAGCCATGATGACTAACCTCGTTCTTGTTGACTTCAGGATCGGCTTTCGCCGGGCTCAGTTCGGACTAGCGGCGACCGGCGGCGCGGTTGATGCGCTCCGCGTCTTGCTCATCCTTGGACCGGGTGTCCTGCGCCACGTCGGCGCCAACATCCGGGTTGCCTTGTTCCATCGCCTTGGCAAACGCGGCCGGAGCAGCGTCGCCTTTCTTGGCGTTGTCTTTCGGCAGGGTGGCGAGAAGACCAGCCGCCGCCTCAACCGACATATCGGTCTTGAGGGCGATGTGCTTCGCCGCAGAGGCGCGATCCGCCGCTTCAGCGTGGTCGAGGATCGCAGCAATGCGCTCCCGCTCCGCCGTGGCGCCGGCTTTCGTGCCTTCCGCTTTCGCTTGCGCGACAGCGGCTTCGTTGGCGGCGTTGTCGGCCGCCTCGTTCTTCGTGGACATGGTGATGTCTCCGCTTTCCGTTTTGAGAGAGGCCGACCAGTCGGCCAGTTGTTCGTCGAGTGCGCCGATGGAATCGGCGAAACCGACCGACTTAGCTTCGGTCGCCGAGTAGCAAAGCGCTTCGGTGGCCCGAACCGCCTCGTCGCTCATCGACCGCTGTTTCGCCACGAACGCGACGAAAACTCCGTACAGCTCATCAATGTGAGCCTGAATGCGTTCCTTCGCGTCGGCCGCCAGCGGTTCGTAGGGGTTGCCCTCGACCTTGTACTTGCCCGCGTGGATGAAGGTGATCTTGACGCCGAACTTCTCCATGTACTTGGAGTAGTCCGCGTGAGACGTGACGACGCCGACCGAGCCAACGCCGCCGGTGCGCGAGACCACGATGTGATCGCCCACGCACGCCATTGCAAACGCCGCGCTGTAGGCGCCCTCGTGGGCGAACGAGCGCACCGGCTTGGTCTTCGCAGCGACCATGCGATCCGCCGCGTCGAAGCAGCCCGCGACTTCGCCGCCAGGCGAGTCGATGACAAACGCGATGCCGGTCACGGCGGGGTCTTCGATGCCGCGCATGAAGGCGCGTTCGATGTACTTGTAGCCGGTGGCGTAGTCCCAGAACTGATACGGGAAATCATGCAGCAGCACGCCGCGCACGGGGATTTGCAGCACGCCATTGACCACCGTGTACGGACGGAAGGCGGACATCCAATCGTCTTCGGCGGGCCAGAAGTCGTCAGCCATCGACGCCGACGCGAGCATACGCTCGGACAGCATCGCCATTTGGGGATGCGCCGCCATTGCGCGCAGGCGTTCTGCGACGCCCTCCGAGAATTCGGGGGCGAGCATCACGAGCTTGCCGGCGAAGCGAGAGGCGGTCAGATCAATCATCGGTGGCATCCTCTTCACCGGCCACGGGCTCGGGGGCGGCATCGAACGTGTTGAGATCGCGGGCCGTGCCGATCGCGTCGACATCGCCCGAACTGTCAGCGGGCTCGTCGCTCTTCTCGCGTTGCTGCGGCGTGCCGGACGCCGCGTTGATCGCGTCATCCTTGGGGTCGACGGCCAGGCCGCGAGCGATCTGGTCCTTCTGCTCGCGCTCGCGCTGCGCGTTGACGCGGCGCCAGTCTTTGCCAAGGCGAGCCAGCTCGTCTTCCTGCGTCGTCAGGTTGTACTTGAGGCGCAGAACCGCAGCCTGCGTTTCCTTCAGCTCGTCGATCTGGCCGCGCGAAGCGCCGATCCAGTCGCAAGCGGTCAGGGCCTCGAACATCATGTTGAGGGCACCGCCGGTGTAGAACTTGTCCTGCTTGCCCTTCAGGGTGTCGAGCTGGCCGGTGTTCATGGCCTCTTCGATCCACAGACGGTAGATGATCGACGCCAGGCGGTCGGCGACCATCTTCTTGCGCGACTGCATGAACTTCCACGTCTCGTTCATAGCGGCGCGGGCCGACGAGTAGTTCGTCTGCGAGTAATCGCGCGACAGTTGCTCGTAGGAGACGCCGAGCGCAGCGGCGAGGTAGCGCAGCAGCGATGCCTCGAACTCCGTGCCCAACGGGCCGCCTTGCCCGGCGTGGTGCATGTTGAGTTTCGTGCCGGGGAACAGGTGCGGGATGCGCGCACCATTCAGGTGCATGTTCTTTCCGGCCGCAGCCCACTCGGAAGCCGCGCCGAGCATTTCCTGCGCGTATTGCGTCAGGGCCTCGTTGTTCTCTTTGCCGCCGCCCAGCGCCTCGAAAATCGTGGCGGCCGGCAGATCGGACTCGATCGAAGCGGCGAACGTCGCGTTGATGACGGCGTTCTGAAGGACGATGTCACGGAAGTCCTTCGTGATCTTCAGCTCTTTGAGAGCCGCGACGAGGTCCGAGATGCCGCGCGACTGGTCGGGGCGCATCATGTCGAAGATGTGGATGATCTGCGGGCGGCCCCACGGTTTGCGCGCCGGGACGTATTTCCAGTCCAGCGAGTCGCCGTTGGTCAGGTAGTCCGAGGGGTGCGAGACCCGGATGTAGTAGCCCAGCGGGGCGCCGTACTGGTCACGCTTGATCCCGCCACGGACTTGCGTCGTGTCGGCTTCGTACATCGGGTTGGACAGCCGATCGGGATCGAGCACTTGGAGCGCGGTGCGGAAAGGCCGGGCGCCGTAGCGAATCCACTCGACGGACGCGAGGACTTCACCCGATTGAACGAAGCTCGCCACGGCCAGGCGCACCAGATCGGTCAGCGTGCCTTTGCGGGAGGCGTCGGGCCAGTTGTTCGGGCTCTCGGCCCAGAGGGTGAACTTGTTCTCGACTTCCTTCTGGAACTCGGCGGCCCACGTCTCAGTCTCGTTGAGCGTTTCCCAATCCGGCTTCGCGTTGAGCAGGAAGGCCGCGCCGACGATATTGTCCTGGTGCATCCGCAGGGCGCCAGAGATGAAGGCGTCATTGCGGACGGCGTCGCGTGCGCGCGCGTCAGCCAGTTTCTTGTTCGGCAGGAGATCGCCGTCTGCGGAGCGCGACGACGGGCGCCACATAGCGACTTCACGCGCAAAGCGGCTCGCGCCGTCATAGGCGCTACCGGTGAAGGCCGTCGTGTTGCGCAGGCGGCTCGCAAGGGAGGCGTCCGCGTCTCCTACACCGGAGGGCTTCGGCGTATTCGCCGGAGACGCGGACGCGACTGCCTGGTTCGCGGGGGACACGGGCGCGATGCCAAGCAGATCAGCGGTGGAGGGGCGGGCGTTCTGCATTAGAAGTAGAACCTCATCGGCCCGAGCGACGTGCCGGCCAGCTCGCGTTTGAGTTCCGCGATGTAGATCGCCAATCGGGACGCGTTCGCCGGGGTGAATTCGACCCGCTCGCCGTTCTGATCGACAACTACGCGCGGCGACTTACCCGTCTGGAGATCGTGATAAGCGCTTTCCGCAGCAGCGATTTTCTCGACAAGCGTCATGGCAGCTCCCGATCGGCCCGCAAGAAAAAGCCCGCTCTTGGAGCAAGATCAACAATATGTGGACATCTGCGTCAAGCCAGTTTTGCGGCGAGTTCGGCGAGCGAGGGTAGGGACTTCCTCGGGCCGAAGCGCCGTTCTTCCGTTTCGGACGCCAAAATGAGGTCGTTCGTGTCCCACTCTTCCGCCCAGGAAGGGGGCGCGGTCCAGTCGATCTGCTCGATACGGACAAGCGGGGAGAGACAAATCGCACGCGAATAGACCAGCAAGTCGAAGCTCTCGTTGCGCTGGCGCTTCAGGTTTTCCCAGCCTTTGTGCGTCCGCGTCTCCGCCGTGAGTTCGGTGAAGAATGTGTCGGGGAGCCACTTCGGGAAGACCACATTGCCGCCGTTCGGGTCTTTCCGGGCCAGCATGTTCGCGATCTCGTCCTTGACCTGGTTCGTGTTGATCGCCAGCACGGGGATTTCCCCGCGCGCGCCTGCGCGGCGGTCCTTACGGTCGCTGTCGGGGTACGTCGTCTGGACGCGCGGCGCGTGTTTGTTGCTCGAACCTTTGACCAGGCGGAAGCGTTTGTAGAGATCGGGAACGCCGTCATACTCGTTCCGCAGCCAGCGGTAGAAGTTGTAGGCGTTGGCGGTGACGCCTTCCTGACCGCCGGAGTCGCACGTTGCGGCCTTGATCTGCATCCGACGCCCCGAGCCGTCTGCCAGCGGGTACGTCTTCAACAGAACTTCGTCGACGAGCAGATGCCAATCTTCCGGGTAGCCGCCGGGCGAGAGCCAGAGGAATTGTGTCTCATCGTCTTCGGCTTTGCGGCGCGAGCGCGTGATGTCAAAGCGGTCGATGACCCATGTGTCGCCGCCGACGCCGATGCCGTGAGCCTGTACGACGAATTTGCGGGATTGCACGTCGACGTTCATGACAAGGAAGCGCACGCCTTCCGGCACGGTGTGCTTCTCGGTGTCGCGC